TGGAGAATGAGACCGGCCTGCAGTACCAGTTCTACAACGCAGGTATCCAGGTCAATGTGACTGACAGGAAGGGGGCCGTACATTCCTATTACCCAACAACCGGCACGTGCATATTCCGTCAGGTTGGCAGCCGTACAGGCAGGACGGAGCGCGGCAGGAACTTCTACCAGTTTGTTGATACAGTCCAAAAAAATTGAGAAGGAGTGAAGATAGATGGAAATCATCAAAGGAAAGATACCCGGGGCAAAAAAGGTGGTCGTATATGGCCCGGAGGGTATAGGAAAGTCCACGTTCGCATCCATGTTCCCGGACCCGCTCTTCATTGACACGGAGGGTTCGACCAAGGACATGGACGTGGCCAGGACCCCAACGCCCAGCAGCTGGATGATGCTCATGGAACTGGTGATGGAGGTCAGGCGCACCCCGGGCCTGTGCCGGACGCTGGTCATTGACACGGCAGATTGGGCAGAGATGCTCTGCATCACCCAGATATGTGACAAGAACCATAAAAGCAGCATTGAGGATTTTGGATACGGTAAAGGATATACATTTGTTCAGGAGGAGTTCGGCCGGCTCCTGAACCTATTAGAAGAAGTGGTCAGGACGGGCGTCAACGTGGTACTGACGGCCCACGCAAAAATGCGGAAATTTGAGCAGCCGGATGAACTGGGGGCCTATGACCGCTGGGAGATGAAACTGACCAAGCAGACAGCCCCCATGGTGAAGGAATGGGCCGACATGGTATTGTTCTGCAACTATAAGACGTTCGTGGTCAATGTGGACGGACAGGGCGCCCAGAAGGGGAAGAACAAGGCCCAGGGCGGGAAACGCGTCATGTACACCACCCACCATAGCTGCTGGGATGCCAAGAACCGGTATGGGCTTCCGGATGAGGTGCCGTTCGGATATGACAGCATCCGCCATATCATTGAGGGACAGGCCACCACGCCCCCGGTTGCTGACAGGATGACGGGGCATGATGGAACTGACACGGCCCCTCCTAAAAGCAGCCAGTCCCCAACAAAGGAAACAGCTGCCAATAAGGACAAGGGCAGAACGGAGCCTGCAAAGGAAACGGAGACGGCGCCACCAGCTGATGATGGCCCCATGAACCAGCCAGGACCATCCGGTGTGGATGGACGCATCCCGAAGAACCTGCGTGACCTCATGGTGGCCAACCAGGTGGATGAGTGGGATGTGCAGGCCGTGGTTGAGGCGCGCGGGTACTTCCCGGGGGACATGCC